GTTTAATTTGTTGTTTTGATGTTTTTCCATTACACTATTGAATGTCGGTAATGGTTCACCAAACTTTCTTTCCCAAACTTTTCCTTCTTTTAATAATGATTTTAATTTAATCATTTTTTTCTTCTTCCGTATTTTGTAAATCTGTCTTTTAAGTCATAATACAAACTTTTTAATACATCTCTTTTAGAGAAACTTGAGTCTTTAATATTACCTTTAAAAATACTTCTTGATAAATCTATTTTGTCATATTTACCTTTTTTCATATCTGATGTGAAAATGGTAACAGCTTTCTGTTGTGCTTGTCCAATAAGTTTTGAAACTTTATTTACACTATGTATTGAGTGTTTCATTGCTTCTGGATTAGAATATGTTGAACTTCCCAAACTTGAGTCTGGAAACGCTTCACCTAAATGTTGTCTTGAAACATTTCTAATATCTAGACCAAATTCAAGAACTTTTCTTTTAAATGATTGTTGTATTTCTCTTACTGAGTTTTTCATACCTTGTTTCATCAATAGTTTAGAGATAATTTTTACTTCTTTTTTAATGTAATCAATATTAGTTTGTATTGCACGAAAAGATGATTCCAATTGTCTTTTTTCTCTTGGATTCATTTGTTCTGATAGAATATTTGAAGTATCACGAAGTTTATTAAACTTTTTGTATATTTCTCTTAATTGTGTGTCTGATGTCTTTGGCATTACATTCTTCTCTTTGGTTTATTTAAGTAACTTCTCAATACACCAACAGTTATTGTTATTCTTTGTAGTATATCATCAAAAGCTTGTTCGTCTTTTTTCTTTGCTACTTTTTCTAAATCAAATGCTGTTTGTCTTAAATTTTTTGTAATTAAGTGAAGTTTTTTATCACCAAAAACATTGATACCGGCTCTTCTTGAAAGAATTCCTTGTTCGTCAACTGATTCATTTTCCATATCTTTAAAAGCTTGTTCTTTAGCTTTTCTTTCCATTTCTTTTTCAGCTCTATCCATTTTAGCATTAGCATCAGCGGCGAATACATCAGCTTTCTTATTAGCTGCTTTTGACCCTTTTGGTAATGAACTCTTGTGAGTCATTTTTTTACCATCAACTTCAATTTTAGTTCCGTCCTTTATCTTATGATTTTTTTTATATTTATCATATTGTGCTTGAGAACCAAATTTTAGTTCTAATACTGGTAAAGGTTCTCCAAACTTTCTTTCCCATACTTTTGTTTCTTTTAATAGTTGTTTAAGTTTCATAATTTTTCCTTTAATAATATCTTATGTAATCTATTGCTTTCATTCCTAAAATACTTCTACAATCGTTAACGACATCAGCTGCATAACTATCCACATAACTAGAAAGAGCATCTGATTTATTTCCTTTATTTGACTCTCTTAAATAATAACTATATTTTTCATACAATCTTGATGAACGCTGTGATAATTCACTAGCCGCTTTAAATTGATTACTATCAAGTTTGTCTGATGCGTGTGCTCCGTATTCTTTTTGTATAATTTTGATGTATTTTTTCATTGTTGGACTTTTTAAATCCATAACTTCTTTCATCATTTTATCAAAATGTTTTATAGTTTTGTTAACCATTGTTTTAATCTTTTTTGGGTCATTTTTCATTTTTTGAACCAAATCAGAATATCTTTGTTTTTGTTTTTTTGCAAATTCTTTGTGGTCAATAAATTTACTTGCACCATATCTAGCGGCACTTCTAAGTTCTGCTTTTCTTTGAGCTCTCATAAACTCACCACCTTTTTTCATATCAATATGATAATATTCTAAACCGGGAATATCTTGAATTGCTTTTAAACTTCTGTATCCAAATACATCTAGTCCAACCATTTGTTTTGAATAACTATCTACTTCACCTGCTGTTCCAATCTCTGCTCTATAACTTGAACCAGTGTATAAAGCTTTTCCATCTTTTAATACTGCAACAAGTCTTCCTTTTGTAAGACCTACATACGCTCTACCACTACTATAATAACCTTGTCTTACTTTACTTGGTAGATATTCAACAGCTTTACCAGCAACTGCAATAACTAAACCTTTTTTCTTTGGTGTTCTTAATTTTTCAATATGATAATCTTCTATTTTATCCCACTCAACTCCGTATCTTTTTGCTGTCTGTGAAAAGAAGTCTCTATTTAAACCACCATATCCACTTGCTAAATTTCTCAAAACATCACTCTTAAATACTTCAGTCAACATTATTGACTTTTTAACATTTTGGATTTCTTCTTTGATTATTTGTCTTATCTGTGCTTTAGTTATTTTCATAATTATCTCTCTGTAATGATATCGTGGATTAATTGTTCTGTTCTGCACCAAATACCACAATCTGGTCTTTGTTCATATTGTTGAGTTTTATCAACTGATTCGTTCATTGGTGATAAAAATGCTCCGTGTGTTGAAGGATTTGAAACAAAGTCAAATGCAATCAATTCAAAGTCTGGTTGAACTTCTTGAGCTCCTTCACCAATAGTTTCTACTGAACCTAATCCTCTTGAACTAATACCTAATTTGATACCTGATTTAAATAATTCTTTTAAAATGTTTCCACTTGGTGTTCCTAATACCTCGACAGTCCCTACCAAGTCATTTCCATTGAAATGCATTTCCATAACATTATGTGATGTATTTTGTAGGTTTACTACTGAACTATCTGGGTGGTCTAATTCACCAAGTGCTCTTTTTTGTTGTATAAAATTTTCTGTATATTTTTTAGCTTCTCTCATCAACAAGTCTTTTGGATATACTCTACCATTTTGATTTTTAGATTCTGCTCTTTGTAATACACCTTTAACAACAAGTTTTCCGTCATTTGATGACATAGACTCATTAATTTGTTGTGGTGTTACCTCAAATGGAATATAATCTACTATTAGTTGTTTCATTACTTTACCTTTTTCTTTAGTCCTAACATAGTTCTCATAAATTGTGTTACATTAGAACGATATTCTTTTTTTAATTCTGTGGATAATTTTTTATTTACTTTATCCTTATTTAAAACTTTATCAAGTTCATACATTGCTTTACGAAACTGAGATTCTGCTTTTTGTAGTTTTCTTACTACTTTGGAAGCCTTAGCTTTATCAGCAACACCTTCCGATAAGTTCATTATTGTAATCTTCCTACTTTATTTGCTAACTTTACTAATCTTTCTGAAATCTTTGTTAGAGCTTTATTTGTTGTTTTCCAATAATCTTTTGAATCTACTTTTAATTCAGTTTTTAACTTAACACTCATATCAATTGTTTTTGATAATCCGTTTAGTGAATCTCTTACTTCTCTCATTGAACGACCAATTTTTTGTTTTGGTGTTATTGACTCGTCATTTCTCCAATCGTGATAACGACCTTCACCTAACATTTGTTTTGTTCTGAAAAAGTTTACAAGTTTTCCTATTTCTTTTTTAGATGTTAGAATAGTTTCATAATACTTATTGTATTGTTTGTCTCTGAGTGTTTTGTCACCCACACCAGCAATCTTGAAATAGTCTTTTTGAAGTTTCTCTAAACCTTTATGAAGATTTCTTAATGCATTGACTTCTTGTTTAGTAACTTCGTTTACTTTTGTAAATCCTGTTGAGTTTGTTGAGATGTCGTCTTCTTTCTTTTTATCTTGACTTCTTTTTTTCTTTGATTGAAAAGCGTAAGGTGTTTGTGGTGGCCCCTCTCCTCCGTCTAAATTACCGGTCATTGAAGCTTCACCTATTTGTTCTTTTTTCCAACCACCACCTGCGGCTTTGTATTTTTTTGCTGCCCAAGCATTAGCATAAGCACTTGGATAGACATCAAATTTCTTTTTAGCTTGTGATTTGTAATAAGACCATTTGGAAGGTTTGGTCGGTGTGTTTTTTTCTAAGAATAAATTAAGTTTTTCTTCTAAACCTCTTTTTTTTCTTTTTTTGGCTTGAGTATTAGCATATTCGTTTGTAGAAACTTCTTCTTCTACAACTTCAATGATAAGTTTTTTTAGATTATTTAACGCTTGTGACATCTTTTAATTCCTTGATTAGTTCATAGTATCTCATTAAAGAAACTACTTGGTTATCTTTGACGACCGACTTAGTTGTAAAGTTTTTAGCTTGATTAATAGCTTCACTTAGTTTTATTTTAACCACTTTATCGTTTACTTTTCTAGATAGTGATTTTAACTCGTTTACAACCTTTGTTATTTCTTCATTTATGAACTTACCAAAAGAATTAGAATTAGATATATTATTAATATATTCTCTTAGAAGTGATTTTTGTGATTCTGATAAATTTGTATATTTTTCGTTGAACTTTTCAACCAAAATCTGATATGACAATAATTGAGTATCTCTTTCTTCTTTTCTCAAAGTTTCTACCAATGAACTTGGTCTTTGTTTCTTTGGTTTAGAAGTGATACCCTCTAAAATTGTGTATCTAGTATCGATAACTTGTTTTGGATTAAAATCTATCTTTGTTGTTTCTACTAAAAACAATTTATAAATAGATGCCAAAGTTTTGTAATTTGATACTCTTGTGTTAAAGAAATCTTTAGATGAAAAAGTTTCTGATATTTCTTTAATTAAGTTGTATTTCTCAACTTTTAATTCTTTATTACTAATTCTCTGTCTTGTTTTAATAACAGCTTCTAGTAATTTTTCTGCTCTTGATTCGTTTTGATAAGAATTGGTTAAAAGAATGTCATATAACTCTTTCTCTTTCCCTAAAGCAGTATTTTCATTAAAATATTTTTTTAATAAATCTACTGATTTTGATTCTTTATTATTTAAAATGTCAGCTGTTACCTGTCTTGTTAAAATTTCAAACAATAAACCTGTATTCTTTATCTTAGAATGTTTTATTTTTTGGGACATATTATTCCTTAACTCCTGTTTTTATAAACACCAATCCTTATTGATATACTCTATCAATTATAAATATAATGGAAGTAAATAATTAATCAATTTAATTGTCATTTAAAGACGAAGAAACTTCCTTTTCATATTCAGTTTCTAATACTTCGGCTTCATTAATTAACTTTTTATCAATTTTTGATTTTAACTTATCTAATCCTAATGATTCTCTATAAGATTTACCGTATCTTGGACTAGAACTATGAAGTTTTTTTCTTTCGTGATTACCTAATGGGTCACGACCTCTAGCACTTCCGTCTTTTCCGTAATGTGTCATCTCTTTGGGTCTTCCAGCACCTTCCCAACCGCCTTCAGGTGAACCACCTTCTTCACCGATTTCTTCGGTTCCAGTTCTACTAGCTAGTTCTTCTTCTGATTCTTGTTGTTCTTGCTCTGCGGCTTGTTTAGGGTCATTACCCTCTGTTTTTATTGACTCGTATCTAAATTCTTGTATTTTATCTTCTACAATCTTTTCTTCAAATCCTTTTATCTCGTCTTCTGAAAATCCAAAGATTTGTTTATACGCCCAATCTTTAGATACTACTGAATTTTCTGATGTTAAATCATTGAATGCTGTAATTCTTTGTCCTAACAACTCTAATTTTTCTTGTTCATATATTTTAGATGGGTTTGTTAGTTCTAAATCAAAGTTTACTAAGTCTTGGTCTGTATATCCTTGTGCGTATAAGTGAACTATACCAATCTTAGTTAATTCACTAACCATAATTCTTTGTATTCTTTCAATGGTTCTTGCGAAACGAACATCTTCTGCCGCTAGTGTAGCTTTAGATTCACCAGCTTTCTCGGCATATCCGTAATATGGTTGTGGTATCTTTAATGACGCTAATAATTTGTTTCTTAAGTATTCAATATCGTCTGTTGTTTGATATTCCAAACCACCAAGATTTTCTATTCTTGTTCCACTATCTCCACCACGAACTGGTAAGAAGAAGTCTTCTGTGATATTTTGGATATTGTATTTTAAATTGTATTGTCCATTATCATCTATTACTGGTGCTTTTTTCATTTGTCCAACTATTTTTTGCATATAGTTGTCAACTTCTGCTGGTGGAATATTACCTATGTCAATATTGAATATTCTTTTTTCTGGTGCTCTCATAATTCTATGAATTAACATAGCATCTTCCATAAGTGATAATTGTTTCCATACTTTACGACCACCCTCCATCATTGAACGACCATAAGGTAAAAAGTTTGAGTCAGAAATCATTCTAAAGTGAGCTATTTCATAATTTTCAAATTCTGACTTTTGTCCTTGATTTGTTTGTCTTACATCTCCACTTTCCAATACAAACTTTGTATAGTGTGGATTTTCTGGGTCTTCACCCTCTATTCTCGCAACATCATAACTTGATAAAGGTTCTACATTGGTGATACCATACTTATCATTAATATCTAATTTCAAAAAGAAATCACCATATTTACATAAGTTTCTTGTCCACGGGTATAAATTAAACTCAATGTTTAGAATATCATAATATAAATTATGTAAAATATCGTGTATTTGATTGTTATCAGATTTAATACTTAATATTTTTCCGTATTCTGACTTTAATGTAGTTTCGTCTGCGTAGATATCTAATGCTGATGAAATTAATGGGTCTGAATCCATTGCTTCATAATCTCTAAACAATCCCATACGCATTGTCTTCTGATATAATGATTGGTTATACCCACTCATTCCACTTGGACTTTTATACAAACGAGAAAATCTATCAACTAAATCTTTCCCTGTAACACTCTGAACTTGTGCTGTATCTGCTATTTTTAATTTTCTACCACCGACATTTCTAACAATTACATTTGTAGAAAATAGTCGTTGTAATCTACTGAATAAATCTCTATCAGCCATTTTTTTAATCCTCTTATTTAATTAACCAAGTTAAGTCTTCTTTTTCCCCTTTAACATCCATTTCCCAAGAATCATTTGTTTCGGTATTTGAAGTATAAACTCCTGGATTGTGTCCAATACCTTGAATTGCTTTCTTAGAAAGTTCTATACCTTCACTTCTCAATCGTAGTGCAGTATCACGAACCCAAAGGGCTATTGCGAAAGACATTACCAAATCATCATTATATCCAGTCATTGCTTCCGCTTTATTTCCATTATAAATAAATACAAATAATTCATCAATTAATCTTTGAGAATGAACCACTACTGATTCTTCTCTGAACATTTCCTCTAACTTTGCAACAATTAAAGGTCTTGACTTAGATGTTGTTGAGAAACCAGGAACCATATTTCGTTCTTGACTTCTGTATTTATTTGTCATTTGATGTTGAACATCAACATATTGCAAATCTTTACTTGTATAAAACAAGTTTGGGTATTCTCTATCAATGACTTGTTGAATTGCTGCCCAACCAATATTGTTGTTTTCCACAACCAACAAAGCATTGTTATATTCACTAGCTACATTAACTAGCATATTTCCAAAATCTTGTGTAGAGATTTTACCTTTGTATTCTGCTACTTGTTCCAAAGATTCTACATCTATAATATGGAACGCTGAATAATCTGTTCCGTCACCTCTACTAACATCTGCACTCACCACATAATTCTTTGTATAATTTGGTGGCTCCCATATCCAATAGTTAGAGTCTATACCTCTCTTTTCCATTGGTTCTCTTACACTACTTTCTTTTAAATTTTCAAGTAGTATACCATCAATAACACCACGACCAGAAGTTATAAAGTCACAATCACATTCTTGAGCTGCTAATGAAGGCCCTAATAATTTATCTTGTTCATCTCTCCAGTCTTGTCCTCTTTCCGGATGAACTGACCAATGTAGATTGATAAAATTAAAATCATTTGTTCCACTTTCAGCACCTACCCAAGTTTTGTGGAAAAAATTACCAACACCATTTGGTGTAGATATAATTAAAGCTCTACCACCAGTTGCTAGTGTTTGCTGAGCAGCTCCCCATATTGTATCTATCTTATCAATAAAGGCTGCCTCATCAATAATCAGTAATGATAATGCTTCCGAACGACCTGATTCCTCAGAACTCGCTACCGCTTTAATTTGAGAACCATTTCTATATCGTAATGATAATTTATTATCCTCAACACAAGGTTGTTTTAACCAACCTGGTAAGTTAGCATGCATCACTCTAACTTTCGTTACTAAATTCTTTGCTGTTTCTTGTTTTGTAGCGATAACCAAGATATTCTTATCTTGTTGAAATGTCATCATCCACAATGCATATCCAGCAGTTAATGTTGATAAACCCAATTGACGAGCCTTTAACACAATATTATAATCGTGTTGCATAAAAGATTGTAGTGATT